ATTCGCATACAATCAGTGGACATGGCAACAGTCAGAATTCAACCGGATGTATCAACGTGGTATCATCAACATTGAACTGCCAGATTCATTTACCAGCAAGTCAGATGAAGACTTCAGTGAATATGAGGACCTGCTGATTCAATACATTGAGATGGCACCAAAGGATGACAATGAACTATTCTGTAAAGAGATAGCCAAGATGCATCTATACGGCATGACCTACAGAGACATCCGGAATGAAACAGACCTTTCACTTCAAACTATTCACCAAGCAATAAAACAATTCAAACATGATCTCTATTATTTTTACAATCACACTGCTATCAATAGGACTGGCAAGAGCGTTGATGACGTTCAACTTGCCTGACTACAAGCCATTCAACTGCCAATCATGCCTATCATTCTGGATAGCTGTGGTAGGATTCTTTGCTGTAGATCCTGGATACATCATGCTGGCATTTATCACCTATCTAGTGTCTGACCTAATCATGATCTATGAAGCTCATTAAAAGATTCTGGAACTGGCTCACTAGACGTAAGCCTGTGACATCAAGTCAACCTGTGGACCGTTCAGCTGATGAACTGCACCTTGTCACTATTGGTGCTTTGCTCATCAGTGAGCTATACAAGTCACGTGAACTTAGAAAGAAGATACGTGGCACCAACCTAGAGAAACAACTTAAACAATTATTAAAATGATACTATCACCAGAACTGAATGCTCAACTGGAGCGCTTCAGTAGAACAAGATCATGTTCACTAGGGAGTGAGCTGAAAAATGAACTAGCACTAGTGCTGTTTGAAACTAATGGTAAGCGCCTGAACAAATCATGTGGTACATGTGTACGAAATGCTATGCAGGATGTACTGAACTTCATGTCTAGAGAAGTGCGCCTTGAGTCATTTATTGGTGTACGTCATGAACGTGCTAATGCTGTGAAACCAAGCACACCATCTAGAGAAGAATTGCAACAAGAGAATGAAGCTGCTAGAATAACTTTGGCAGAGCTGGAAAAAATGAGCTACAAAGAGCTGAAAGCATATGCTGGTATAAAAGGAAATATAAAGAGAGAGAAGATATATCAGATATTACATCTAAAATAGAACAGGTTTACATATTATAGATTGGACCAATGGCAAAGAGCAAAGAATTCCTGTACACACTGTATCAATTAGCAGAGATCTACATTGATGATTGTCTGTCTCACACTACTCAAGAGGTGTCTCAAGGTAAGGTGGTGGAGAAGATGAACAGACATATTCCTACTGTGGACTTCTTTTTGCGTATTTGGATACCAAGAAACTATTCAAAAAAAGACACTATAAAAAGACCTACATACTATAGATGGCTCAACTGGACCAATACTGAGAAGCAACGTGTCATCTTTGACATTGACGAAAACTTCAAAGCATTAGCCAGGGATATTGTAGCCAATGAAGGCAAGGGCATTTTCTATGCAAAGAACAGATTGAACATGCATGACCGTCAACAGGTAGAGACCAAGACGGTGGAGAAATTTGACTTTGAATAAGAAATCTGCTGCAACCCAGATATGCCTATCTCATCACTGCGTAAGATGTGGACACATTGCATAAGTGTATAGGCTGACAGCTTGGAAAGACAAGCAACATAGTCAGGTAGCTTAATTGGAAAAGCGGTTGCGATAGTTTCCGTTGCAGGTTCGAATCCTGTCCTGACTACAATTAACACAATGAGCACAATCAAAGGATACAAGCCACACGATAATCAGCGGACCATTCACACTGCCATCAATCAAGGCAAGGAGAAGTACTATGCTTTGAACATAGGCAGGCAGTTTGGTAAGACAATGCTTGGCATCAATCAGATGCTGTACTGGGCAATCAATGACAAAGGGTGCAACATTGCTTGGGTAACTCCAGTATATAAGCAGGGCAAGAAAGTATTCAGTGAGATGGAGCGTGCAACTGCTGCCAGTGGTCTGTTTGAATTCAACAAGTCTGACCTCATCATCAGTGGCTTTGGATCTACAATCACATTCTTCTCAGGGGAGCGCCCGGATAACATACGAGGGAATACATTTGACTATCTCATCATTGATGAATTCGCATTCACCAGGTCAGAGCTATGGGATGAGGTGCTGAGTGCAACGGTCCTAGTGAAGGGCAAGAAAGTGCTATTCATCAGTACACCCAAAGGAAAGAATCACTTTCACAAGATGTGCATGCAGCCAAACTATGATGACAGATACATGTACTTTCACTACACGTCATATGACAATCCAATGATTCATCCTGCAGATCTCGAAGAAAGAAAGCGGTCCATGCCTGACCACATCTTCAGGCAGGAGTACATGGCTGAATTTATTGACAATGCATCCGGACTATTCAAGAACGTGCGCACATCTGTGGGCCAATGGGAGCCAAAGGGCAGAGCCTATGCAGGACTTGACATTGGTAGAGCAGATGACTACACCGTGCTCACTATCCTGAATGAAGACGGTCACATGATCTACGTGCAAAGATGGCGTCATGATGAGTGGAGCAGGATCATTGACAAGGTGGCTGATGTCATCAAGGCATTCAATGCTGTCACTGTGGTAGAGGTGAACAATCAAGGTGATGTGTTCTTTGAGATGCTTCAGACCAAGTGCAGAAACAACGTGCATCCATTTGTCACTACATCCAAGAGCAAGCCCATCATCATTGAAGATCTAGCACTGGCATTTGAGCAAGGTGACATCAAGGTGCTGAATGAGTCATGGCTACTTGATGAGCTTGAGAATTTTACCTACATTTACAATATCAACACACGGAAAGTGCAGTATAGTGCACCATCAGGAATGCATGATGATGGAGTGATGTCAACAGCCTTGGCAATGCACGCACTGAAGCACTACAGAATGAAAGGAAAATATAAGATATTAAGAGCATGAGTCAGATTGACATTAAACTACCAGCAACAATACAGGACTGCACCCCTGAACAGATGGCCAAGTGGCTGATGATAGCACCAGTGTTTGAAGAATCAAAGAATGACTTGAGTGCATCACTTGACTTTCAGTGTCAGCTCATCAGCATCTTCAGTGGCATGAGTGTGAATAAGGTCCGCAAAGCTCACATTGATGACGTGCTGGCATGCACCACACACATACTTCAAATGCTTGCAACGTACAGACAGAAAGAAACACCAACAGGCAGAGTGGAGATTGACGGCCAAGTGTATGTGTTCACACCTGACATCTCAGTCATGAGTACTGGACAGATCATTGACTTGAAACTGATTGAATCAGTGCAAGAAGATCCATGTGCAGCATTGGCAATCTGCTATATTGAAGAAGGGATGGAGTACTGCCAAGAAGATGACCGTGGCAAGGTTCTCAATCCATCAGCCAAACGGAAAGAGAAATTCTTGAAGGCTTTCCCTGGTGATGAATTTATTGACTTCTTCGCTTTTTTTTTGCAGCAGTCAGAGGTGCGGAAGCTCGCTATATTGGGCATACAGATGATGAGGAGCAAGGAACAGATGAAGATGATGAAAGAGACAACTCAAGCTCAGATGAAAGAAATGACTCAGAGTGGTTCATCTGGACAGGGCTCATTGTTCACTTGGCTGAGAAGCTTCAGAAAGATGTGGACCAGATAACTAGACAGCCGTATGTCAAGACATTGTTCTGGCTGAACTACTTCAAGCTGAAATCAGAACAAGATTACATATTATCAAAGCATGGCAGAACTTGACTTTCTTGATTCACTTGGCTTCACTGAGCAGGAACTGACTCAGCCACAAACTGCGTATGAGAAACTTATTCTTGAGATAGCCAATCAAGTGACAGATGACTTCAAGCAGTATATCAGTGACAATGTCAACAACACTGGAGCATTGATGCAGTCAGTGGTGTACATGCCTACTGGACAATTCAGCTTTGAGATACAAGCAGATCAGTATTACAAGTTTCAGGACCAAGGTGTGAACGCACTACCAGAGGTGCCCGGATACAAATATAAAAGACCAACGGTGTCAGGCAGTGCATTCTCTTTCCGTACACCATTTGTCAGTGGCAACATGGCTAAGGCAATACAGCAGTGGAAAGGTGGCTCAATGCAGAAAGCATATGCAACAGCATCCAGTATCAAGCACCATGGATTGCAACCTAAACGAATCACAGAGAATGTCATGACAGATGACGTGCTCAACAAGATAGCATCAGACTTGGCAACAGTGACCGGTTTGATATTTGACGTATCATTCACAAAGAACACATCAACATGGCAATAACATTTTCACAAGAGCCCCTTCGATTCTCACCAGCAACTAATCCAATCCTGTATGCATTCAGCAGTGATCAGACAGGACAGCCAAACTTCAGCTACAAGGTAGAGCTGTACATTGATACTGCTTTGTTTGGTACGTATGAAATTTATCCAATGTCAGGACCGTATGCCAAGTTTGATGCATCAGAATATGTGCGCTCATTTCTCAAGAGTCACATATCTATTGCTAGTGGTTTCATTTGTGAGACTTCTGACCAGTGGAACATTGTTGGTCTGAAGGTGTATGAAAGCTATGGCAATCCGCCTGCATTAGAAGACTTTGCATCTTCAGGCAACATCACCTGTTTTAATGCAGCCTTGAGATATGATGACTTTGTGAATTTTAACTATTCAACATACTATCTAGATCCATTGCTAGGAATGACACCAAACTGGCTGACAACCTATCCATTGTATGAAAAACAATACACCAACCTTATTGATCCATTTCATGCTGGCATCCTGGCAAAGAGATCACTGACTGCATACCGAATGTATTTAAGAATTTATGACATCACTGGAACAGTCACATTCTCGTATGATGATGATATACTAATCATTGAAAGAGTGGTGATGCTTGACATATCACCAGCACAATTTGATATGAATGGATGGACAGCAGGCACAGAATGGAATTCATGTTATTACTATGAGGTGGAGATAAAAGCAACAAGCACGGTGGCACCATTTGACTATATCATTTCTTGGCCATACAGATTGTATCTTGACCAATCCTGCAGCAGATTCAGACCAGAGAAACTGTACTGGATGAACAAGTTTGGAGTCATAGAACAGTATGAATTCAGAATGTATTCAGAAGAAAGCACTGCCATCACTAGCTATGGCTATCAGGTACAACCTGGTCAGTGGGTAGATGGTGGACAATATGCACTGACAGTAGGTGATTCTGAGAAACGGAACAACATGAAGACGGCAGAGGACCGCATCACTTTGAACACTGATTGGATGAAGCCTATTGTTCAGAACTGGCTAGTGCGTGAGCTGTATGAATCACCACAGGTGTGGCTTTATGATGGTGGAAACTTTAAGCCAGTGATTCTGGAGAATAAAGAAAGCAGACAGAAGTCAAGATTCAGAGATGGATTGATTCAAGAAACGGTGGTGGCTACCATCACCAACAGCTACAGAACACAATTGAACTAGTATGGAGCTATACATCAACAACATTCTAGTGGACTTGAATGACAAGATTCCTTTCCCACTGACATACAACATTAGTGACATCAAGGACTTGTCTGCTAGAAAGGGCAACAACTCAAAGACTATTGCTTTGCCTGGTACATCTACCAATGTTCAGCTCATGAGTAATGTGTTCAGCTTGTCAGCTACACAAGGAGCACCAATCACCTTCATGAACTATGATCCATCAGTGAAAGCTACAGCAAGATACTATCACAATGGTGTGCTTGAATTCAATGGAGTATGTCAGCTACAGGATTGCATCCAGCAGGATGGCAACTGGACCTTCAACATTGTCCTGATCAGTGAGACCATTGACTACATTGGCCGTCTGAAAGATATCAAGATAAATGCACTAGATTGGTCAGAATACAATCATGAATTCACGTATGAGAATCAGCAAGATTCATGGAATGGTACCATTGTCAAAAATGGTGCACCCTTCACCAATGGAGCAGGAGCAGATTGGTATGGGCTTGGGTATTACTATGGCTTGATTGACTATGGGTACCAACGGCCTGCACCAGATACATTTGCTGTGGAGCACATTCCACCACATGTGTTCTGCTATGACATTCTGTTGCGCTCATTCAATGCTGCAGGCATCACATGGAATAGTGCATTCTTTGAGTCTCAAAGATTCAAGCGCTTGTTGATGGCCTATCCTGGTGGAGTACTGCCACAGATTACACCAGAGCAAGCTGCACTAGACAGTGCATTCACTACAGAAAACAATGATGCAAGTGGCTTTGTGATGGAGACCACATCTGCAACTGGTAACTTCTGGATCACTCCGTTCACTTCATTCAACATCTATGACAGTACAATTGTAGCTGATCCATCTGGACAAGTGCAAAATGCGTCACCTTTTACCTTCGTTCCAAGCAGTGAGGGATTGTTTGCTGTAAGATATCAAGGTGATCATGAGATAACTATCAGCACCAATGCCGGACTCATCATCTGGGGTAACTACACAGTGAGCTTGATTGTGCGAAAAAATGGATTGAATGACACCACTACACAGATTGCTTCAGGATCTATCACTACACCAGTGGTGAATAGTGTGACTATTCCATACAGCTTTGACATTGCACCAACAATCAACCTGACATTCTCAGATGTGCTTGATGCTAGATTGAGACTAGACTTCATAGATGGACAGACAGCAGGCTTTGGCAACATCACAGTGCAGATTGAATCAATTGATGCAACACTAGATGTGGAGAAACAGCCACAAGCATTGACACCTGGTTCTACATTGAACATTGCAACCGTGATGCCATCCATGACGGCAGATGTATTCTTCAAAGGATTGGTCAACATGTTTAATCTGTACATCAAGCCAAACGAATTGAATCCTACTATCTTGGAGATTGAGCCACTTGTTGACTTCTATGAGGGCACAGATACGGCATTGGATTGGACCAAAAAAATTGACAGATCACAAGCGGTTAAAATTACACCCACCATCAACTTTGCTTCAAAAGACTATGCATTCACCTTTGAGAAAGATGATGACTATTGGAGCAAGCGCTATGCAGATGATACATTGATGGAGTATGGCAACAACTCAGTGACAAGTGGTACAGCATTCAGTCAGGCAAAGACAGAAATCAAGCTGCCATTCAGTCAGAAGCCATTGGTCCGGATTGAAGATGGTGAAGGGTACACTGATCTAATCATTCCATGTGCCTACCAGATGAAGACTGAAAGCAATGGAGTCATCAACAAGGTAGAGAAGACAGCCAAGCCATTCATTGTGCAACTGCTCAAGGGCAATGTTGGTGATCTAGAAGAAGGTGACTGGGTGCACGTGGATGAATTTGATGTGCCACATGCACAAATAAAGTATCCATACGTGGGCCACTTGGATAGTATTCTAGATCCTACTTTTGACTTAATGTGGGGTGTGCCACAGTATATCTTCTACAGCACTGGAGAGGTGACACTGTACACTACCAACAATCTGTATGCATATCATGAGAGATTCATCCGTGAAATCATCAGCAAGTTTGGAAAGCAGCTCACAGCAAAGGTGATGCTGAACAGCAAGGACATTGGAGAATTGAACTTCAAGAAACTTATCAACATTGATGGTGTCATGTTCAGACTTCAGAAGGTCAGCAACTATGACAGTGGTAAATATACCAGCACAGAAACGGAATTTATCCGATTAACTGAAGCAGAATCAGCACAAACATACATAGTAACAATATCACCAGACAAATACCAAAGATAAATGGCTACAAAAGAAGCAGTATTCTCACTGAAAGTGGACACTGGGAGCAGTGTGAATGACATAAAATCATTTGATCAGGCAGTCAACAGCTTGAACAAAGACGTGAACACCCTGCAGAGCACTGTAGCTGAGGGTGCTGGTACAGGTGAATTTGCCAACAGACTAGCAGAACTCAATGCCAAGGTGGAAGCAGGTGGCTTGAGCATGCGTGAGATGACCAAAACAATGAAAGAATACCAGAACATTGCAGCCGCTGCTGGTATGGATTCACCAATTGGTCAGCAAGCCATTGCTGCAGCAGGGGAATTGAAGGATGGAATTGGTGACATCAAGGCTCAAGTGAATGCTTTGTCATCAGATACCGTTAAGCTTGACACTGCTATGGGTGCACTTCAAGGTGGTGCCGCTGTATTCCAAGGTATTGAGAGCGCCATTGCTTTGACTGGTGTAGAGAATGAGAAACTTATGCAGACAATGGTCAAGCTTCAGGCCATTCAAGGTGTGGTGAATGCAGTGAATGAAGTAGCTGTGATATTGAATAAGGAGCACGTGGTAGGGATGCAGGTCCGGGCAGTGTATGAGAAAGCATACGCAGCAGCTGTTGGTACATCCACTGGTGCAATGAAAGCATTCAGACTTGCATTGATAGCCACTGGTATTGGTGCCTTGATTGTTGCACTTGGATTGGTCATTGCCAACTGGGAGAAAGTTACTGACACGGTAGGCAGAGCAGTGAGCTGGTTCAACAAGCTTGGAACAGGTGTGAAGATTGTCATTGGTATATTCCTGCCATTCATTGGTGTGATCATGGCTGCAGTAAAAGCACTTCAGTATCTTGGACTTGTTGAGGATGATGAAGACAAGAAGAAAGCAGCAACACATGCCAGGAGAATGTCACGCATTGAGAAGCAGATGGAGAAAGAACGTCAGCTACGTGAACAGCAGAAACAAGCATTTGATGATGGACAGAAAGCAATGGACCGTGAGATTGCATTGGCTGAAGCTGCAGGACTGAGCACAGTGGAATTGAAGAAGAAGAAGATTCAAGCATCCATTGACTACCAGAAAGAACAGATCAAGGAAATTGAGAACAACATCAAAGCACTTGACCAACTATTCAAGAACAATGAATTCATGGCCAAGATGTATGGTGAACAGAAAGCTGCAGCACAGAAGAATCTGAATGACATGAATAATGATGTCAAGGATGCAGAGACTGAGAAGAAAGTAATTCAGATCACTGCCAACAAAGATGCTGCAGACCGGGCAAAGGAACAGGCAAAGAAACTTGCGGACCAACAAAAAGCCATTGATGACAGATTGCTTGAGGAGAAGAATCAGCTCATCATGGATTTAGAGACTGCAGAGAATGCATACTTTGACAGCTTGAAAACAGCACGTCAACTGGATGAGGAAAGAGTAGGTGATTATTACTTCGACCTGAAAGAAAGAGCTAAAGGAAAAACTGAAGACTTGGCAATCCTTGAGCTAGCAGAGAAGAAAGCACTGGCAGATATCAATGAAAAGTACAACAAAGAAGAGCTAGCCAAGGCTGAAGAAAAATATCAGAAACAACGTGATGCTTTGAGACAGTATCAGCAGTATGTCAAGAATGAATATGAACTAGCCATCATTGACTTTGACAATGCTCAAGAAGATGAGAAGAAGTCACTACAGAAAAATCTAGCTGATGGACTCATCAATCAGGACCAATATGATGCTGCCATTGTTGGAATGGCTGAAGCAAGAGCAAAGAAACTGAAAGATATCAGTGACAAGAAAGCAGCAGATGATAAGGCAGCAGCTCAAAAGAAATTTGAAGAAGACACTGCAGCATTGACAGCTGGTCTTGATGTGGCACAGAAGTCATTGGATTCATTCTCACAGATCAATGATGCCATCAATCAGATTCAGGACAATAAACTCAAAGCACTGCAGGATCAAACGAATGCACAACTGACTGAACTTGACAAGCAGAAAGAGAATGAATTGAAGAATGCCAACTTGACTGCAGCACAGAAGCAAGCTATTGAAGACAAGTATGCAATGGCTAAGTACAACGTACAGAAGAAACAGTTTGAAGCAGAGGACAAGATCAAACGTGAGCAATTCAAACGTGACAAGGCATTGAAGATTGCATCAATTGCTATCAGTACAGCACAAGCTGTGATTCAATCCATTGCTACTGGTGGTGGTATTCCTTTGGGTATTCCATTCGGGGTGGCTGCAGGAGTAGTGGGAGCGGCACAATTGGCTGCAGTAATGAGCACAAAGTATGAAGGTGGATCTGCACCAACTATGCCAGAAGTGGGATCAGTGTCAACAGCATCTGCAAGCGCAACACAAGTGGGTGGTGGAGTAGGTACAAATGCACAGACAACTTCACTAGCAGACTATCTGCCTGGTGGAGCAAACAATCCGGGTGTCAGTCAAGTGGTGGTTCTGGAGTCTGACATAACAGGCACACAGCAGAAGGTCCAGACTCAGCAGAGCTTGAGTACTTATTGATGAATTCCATGTTCTCAGCAGTGAGAAATGTATCAGATGAGCTGAATGCACCATAGTCAGAAAGATAACGTTTGGCTTTCTGCAGTGAATGACCTAGCTTGAGATTTTCACCAGGATAGGTTCTCATGGGCCAAGTATTGAAGTACATTGACTTGAGCAGATGATTGTGTTCTTTGTATTCAACTTGACTGAACAGCTCAATGAATCTGCATGATTGAATCATCACTGGCTGGTGGCATTCATAGTTTATCATTGTGAGATGATTGGCTGCAAGAAAATCAATGGTATTCTCACATGCCTGTTGATAGGTGATGGAGTGACCAGGTGAAATAGTGACAAAGCCATTGGTCATGACAATGTGAAATGGGTATCTTTCAGTGATGAAGAAGTCATCATTCATCAGAATAAACTCATCACCAATGAGCTCACAGAACGTCATCACCTTGTCAGTAACTTCAGAGCCTGCTGACTTGAGATGTGAAGTGTATGGAATATGAACATACGGCAATGAGATGTCAGGAGCATCACCAATGATATAGACTTCAGCATCCGGATATGCAATGTACAGCCAGCGCAGAGATTCAGATATCTCATAGTGTGAGCGCTTGAATTTATATGGGTAAACAAATTTCATGGAACAAACATACATAATATAGATATGATAAAGAACATTCCAGTGTATGAGATCAGCATTGATCTTGACAACGAACAGACAACGGTAAGCTTCAACAGCTGGGTGCATGATCCTGCACATGAGATATCATTCCAGACATTTGCCAACATGAAGCGCTTTGAATTCAATGATGTGGAGCAGGTCATCAGTGGTGTGGCTATCTCAGCAGATACACCTATCTACAGATACGACAAAAAGACCAATGAAGAATACTATGTTGTATTCACCAAGCAAGCAATCAAAGACATCATCTTTGACTATGCTAGACGTGGCAACTACAACAACGTGAACATTGAGCACAATGGTGGCAATGTACTGGATGATGTGTTTATGATCCATTCATACCAAGTGGACAATGCCAAAGGACTCACAGCACCTGAAAGATTCAAGGATGTCAATGACGGTTCTTGGATAGTGAGCTACAAAACACAGAACACTGAGCTATATAACCGGGCAAAGTCTGGTGAATGGACTGGATTCAGCATTGAGGGTGACTTCATCTTGGAGCATGTGGGCAACACAGAAGAAATGATGATGGCACAGATTAAAGAAGAGATTGAAGACCTTAAGACCTTGGCATTTGCCAGAAAGCGTATCTCATTTGATTTTGATGATACCTTGACAACTGCCAAAGGTCAAGACATGGCAAGAAGATACCTTGCAGCCAATGATGAAATCTTCATCATAACGGCACGAACACAGTCAAATGGTGGACCAGTGTATGCAATGGCTGACAAACTAGGCATCAAAAAAGAGAATGTGTACTTCACTGGTGGAAAGCACAAGTACATGCTAGTGAATAGGCTCAGAATTGACAAGCACATTGACAACAATGAAGAAGAATTGCAGCTCATTCGTGAGAATACAACTGCAGAAGCTTGGAAAATTTAGAACAAGTTTACATAATACATAAAACAACAGACAAATGAACGAAAATTTCAAAGCAATCATGGACTCAATCAGAGAACTGAAAGCTACATTTTCAGCCAAGGCAGAAGCATTCAATGATGCGGTGCTTGAAGACGGCACACAGATCTCCTATGAAGGGGAGCTTGTTGTTGGCACGGCTGTTTTTGTAGTGACAGAGACTGAAGAAGTACCAGCACCAGAGGGCACACATGCCTTGGGTGGAGAATTAGCTGGAGTGTCTATAGTAGTGGATGCAAACGGAGTGATCACTGAAGTGATTGATACACGTGCTGAAGCTTCAGGAGATGAGCCAGTGGAAGCTTCAACAGAAGAAGCTCCAGCAACAGAAGTGGCAATGTCAGCTGAGGATGTTGATGCAATCGTGAACGCAAAGCTTGAGTCATTCAGTGCAATCTTCGAGGGATTGACTGAGATGATCAAAACTATTGCTTCAGAGAATGAATCACTCCGCAATGAAGTGACTGGATTGAAAGGTGAATTCGACACTTTCAAATCAGCACCATCTAACCAGGTGACAGAGACAGAAAAATTTGCACGGGTTACTAGCACCCTGACAGCTAGACAAATTCATTTAAGAAACAGCTTAAACAAATAATCATGAGCTTAAAAAAATTCATCAGCACAAAGTTTGACTATGATGTGAATGACCTAGCGCCATACATCGATCAACAAAGAGAAGACCTAATCACACGTTCTGTGACTGAGGCAAAAACACTTGGGTACATTGCTATTCAAGAAGGAATCAAAGGATCTGAAGCAATCAAATTGCTGAATGACGAAATCATCTACCAGCCAGGTGACTGTACAATGGATCCAGCAGGAGATACAATTTTCTCTGACCGCAACATTGCAGTTGAGACACTTGGATACATGAAGCGTTTTTGTCAGAAAGACCTTGCAGGTTTCTGGACTCAGTTGGCTTTGCGCCCAGGAGCAATGGCTGAAGATCAGTCTTTGCCGTTTGAAGCACAATTGACAAACTACCTTTTGAGCTTGCATGCAATTGAATTGGACAAGTTGATCTGGAAAGGAAACAAAACAACAGGTTCTGGTAACCTACAATGGATGAACGGTTATGTTCAATTCTTGACTGTAGCCAATGGATGTGTAAACTTGAACACTGCAGGTGTTGCTGCAATGGATGAGACTAATGCATATGACATTTTCTATGCTTGTTTCACAAACTCACCTGAAGCAGTAGCTGAGAATCCTAACTTCATCTGTTTTGCAGGCCGTGAGTCTTTCAACTTCTTGATGAAGAATCTTGTTGACTTGAACTTCTTCCACTATTCACCAGCACAAATTGCTACAATGAATGAGGTGATTGTTCCAGGAACAGACATGCGAGTGGTTAAGGTTCCAGGATTGAACGGTTCTGATGCAATCTTCACTGGTAAAGCTACAGACTTTGTCTTTGGTACTGACTTGGCATCTGACTTTGACAACTATGAAATGTGGTATTCACAAGATGATGACGTGATCTATGTACGTTCTAAATTCCGTGCAGGTGTACAGGTTCCATTCCTTGACCAGATTGGTGTTTGGAGAAACGACGCATAATTAACAAAATTTAGGGAGCACCTTTGGGTGTTCCCTTTCATAAAATTAAAACACAGAACAGATGGCATGTGAAATGACAACCGGGTACAATGACAGAACATGTACCAATGGCAAAGGTGGGATCAAGAGTGTATTGTTGTTCCCTGTGAACGCAATTACTGCACCTATAGGTATCACTGCAAACCAAATCACTGGATTGACTGTTACTGGAGAAACATTCTTGTATAAATTAAAGAGCAATCTTTCATCTTATACAGCGCCTATCAAGGTGAACAAAGAGAATGGTACACTTTGGTATGAGCAGACATTGACAATGATACTTGCATCAGATACTAAAGAACTACGTTCAGAAATCCATTTGCTTGCACAGAATGAAGTGTGTGCATTGGTGGAGAAAGCTGATGGTACTATTGTCGCACTAGGCCTTGAAGAGGGCTTGCAAGTGAATGACGGTGGTGACTACACTTCTGGAGTAGCGAAATCAGACCGCAACGGACACACAATTGTCCTTTTTGGAATGGAGAACAATGAGGTTCCAGATGTAGCTGCAGGAGTGTATGCAACATTGCTTGGACAGCAGTCTCCAACAGTTTAATTGGACCGCACAAAAATATAAGAGGGGAGGGGATTGTTCCCTTCCCTTTTTTGATTAAATTAGATGCTATGAAAATTAAGGCAGAATACATTGGTACAGAAATCAGATTGAATGGTCAGAGATGGTACATCACTGCAGGCAATGAAGCAGAATATGAAGCTGCAGGATTGACATTCTTATTTGAGCCAAAGACACCAAAAATCAAGCGCAATGCTAAAGATACAGAGAAATCAGAGCAGCACACTGATAGTGACAGTGACAGAACTGCAGACTTTGACGGCACCATATTGGCTGTTTGAATTCATACATGAGCAGTCATTTGAAGTAGTGACCTGTATCCTGGACAATATCAGCACAGGCATTCCAAGATATGATGAATTCGTGCTTGAGGATGGTGTTGATCTAGTGTTCCCATATGCAGGATACTATACATACAGAATCTGGGAGCAAGAAAGTGACACGAATCTAGATCCAATACAAGCACATGCACTTTGTGAAGAAGGCAGAGCTGAAGTGATTGAAGATGCTGTGGCACCAAATGAATATGACACTGAAATAATACACACAATATATGAGTGATAAACTGCTCACACTTTCATTCAGCAAGGAATTTCAGAAGCCTGTTGAGATGAAAGATAAAAAAATGGGTTTCATGAAGTGGGGTGTCAAGAATGACTATCCTTTCTTCTTGATTGAACTATTGAACGGCTCAGCCTGGCACCAAGGAATCATCAGAAGTAAGACATTCTACATTGCAGGTTCCGGACTTGAAGTCACCAGTGGTGATGCTACAGCTTTCCTGCAGAATCCATTCAGTGATTTTGACATGAATGAGATTGTTCAAAGAATGGTCTTTGACTTTGAAGTGTTTGGAGCAATGGCCGTGATTGGTACATGGAACAGAGAAGGCTCAAGAGTAGTGAGATGGGAGTACATTGATCTTGATGCAATACGTATCAGCCAAGATGAGCGCACGTACTATGTGAGTGATGACTGGAATGCTAGAGAACAGACAGCTGAAGGTACTAATTTTAGAACCTATCCTGCACTTGATGAGACCAATCCTGTAGGTTCTTTCATTCTATACTATAAAGAGCCAGCAAAGAAAGCCAAAGGTGAGCAGGGTATCTATCCAAAGCCTGCATACTATGGTGGAATCACAGCTATTCAGACGGATGTGGACATCAGTAAATTCCACATGTATGAGATTCAGAATGGATTCAAGGCAGGAACACTGATCAACATGGCCAGTGGCTTTCCAGAAACAGCTGAAGAAGAAAGAAAAATCAAGGAACAGATCAAGGGCCGCACACAATCTGTTGAGGATGCAGGAGAAATCATCATCACGTTCAGTGACTCAGCAGATACAGCGCCTACAGTACTATCATTGAATGGTAATGACTTGAGTGACCGCTATCTGATGACAGAGAAATCAGTACAACAGAATATCTTGGTAGCCCATTCAGTAACATCACCATCACTTTTTGGTATCATCAAAGACGGTTCTTTCAATGCAGCTGAGTCTGCAGACTTGTTTGAGATCTTCAAGATGACTTATGTGAATGCACGTCAGAAGCAAGTGGAATGGATGGTGAACTACATGGCTAAAATATCTGGAGCAATGGCAACATTGAAGCTCAAAGATGTATCACCAATTGCATCAGCTGTAAAAGCATTAGAGCCTGCAACAGGACCAACTACACCAACAGCAACAGATGTGCCCGTAGATGTAGCGAAAAGCGCCTTAAATGGTGCACAGATAGCATCACTTGTTGAGGTGGTGGCACAGATTAAAGCAGGAATCTTGACAGCTGACTCAGCTTTGCAGATTATTTTGGCATCTTTCCCTGGTATTGATGAATCACAAGCACGGAAAATTGTCGGACTGCCAACAGTCACCATGTCGTCATGTGGCTCAAAGCATACATTCAGCAAGGATGAGCTTGATATCTTCAGTGAGTATGGA